GGCGGATCGGCCAATTCCTCGCCGTCCTTGCAGACAGTGAGAACGTGCATCACCACGCGGTCAGCGTATATCTCGAACAACAACCGCAGCCCCGGCGTGGCATCGTCGCAGCCGATCAGGATGTGGCTTTGTTCGTTCTCCCCTTTTTGCGGGCCGGCCGACACGCTCCCGATAACGTCCTTGAACGGCAGCAGGGTCATGTAAGCCGACACTAGCAACGGGTCGCTGTATTCCCTGACGTAATCCAGGGATGCGTTTTCTATGGCTGCCAGAATCGGCAGCTCCTTAACTGTTTGTTTCATTGTGTGTCTCCTTTATTTCGATGGTGCGGCCATCACCGGGAAAGCATGTTTGCCGTCCGTGCCGGCCTCTGCCCCCATTGGACAAAGGCCGGTGTCGGGCGTCAAGGTCAGGCGGCCTTTTTCAGTTTGTTCTGGTGGATTTCCACAAAGCAACGATCCCATCCGGCACCAGTGTGGTTCCAGAACTTGCGCCATGCCGGGTAGTCTCCAACTTTGGGATGGTCTCCGATGTGGGGAACCAGCCCCAACATGGGCACCCATCGCATGGCATTCCACGACCACCATCCCATGCGCGGACCATTCCAGTCCCGCGCCAGAACACGGGACAGTCGATGCTCGCCAATAGTTGCCTCGATGCTGGCGGCCAACAGCCAAGACTTAGGCCCGAATGGCATGCGATACTCTTCCCGCTCAAGGCCGGTTGCCTTGTAGCCGAACAACGCTTTCTCCAGCGTCCACCAGTGGCGTGCGATTTCGTGATCCGGTATCCGGTCGAAATCTATTTTCTCGTCCAAGTCTGGATTGTCGATCCAGCAGTCCGTGCAGATCCCGGCGAGGTTCTCGCAGTGGTGCTGCAATTTCGCGCAGCTCGGGCATTCCTGCACGTTGAGCACGCGCAGTGCTTCCTCCAGCCTCGCAGCGATTTTGTTGACCTCGCCGGCCATCACCGGCTGGTTGAGCCTGCGGGAGATGCGCGGCACGGTTGCCTTGTCTCCCGGTTGCCCGATGTTGATGATCTTTTTCTCAGTCATGTTGTGTGTCTCCTTTGTGTGTGTTTGGCGGCCATCATCGGCCGGGATTGCGTTATGCTCTCCGTGCTGGCCCCGGTGTTAGCGGGACCAGATGCGGAACTCATGCGCGCGTTAGCCATTGCCTGACCTTGGCGGCCATCACTGCCCACCAGGGCCGCGTTTCGGTGGGTTTGGCGGCCATCATCTGCCAGTAGGCGCACCAGTTGATCATGGGTCTTTCGTGGTAATGGTCTCCGGTGGTCATGGCAAAGGCGCCTCCTCGCCGATCGGCAGCATCATCTGCGGATCTTTGGCTTCCGTCCTCGCCACTTGCACAAGGTGCGCATGACGGATGACTGCGGCGGATAGTTCCAGCGCGGCCGCAATATCGTAATCCGCGCGGGCGTTGAACGCTGCGGCGGTTTGGAGGATTTCGTGCGCGGTCATGCCGACACCCCCTCATATTTCGCCAGAATGCCGGCCTTTATCCGGTCGCGCGCCTGTTCGATGGCCACGCCGGCCATCACACCGGCGATGTCTTTGCGCAGTTCGTTGTCCGAGTAGGATTGAAAAACAATCCCACCGCCGAACTGCTGGTTGTGAAACTTCCGGCCGCCGATCGCGCGTGAACGCGCCAGTGCCAGATCATAAAGCCGGCCGACCCTGGTGTGGTCTGCCGGTGCTGCTTTCCGGTCCGCTTCAGTAATGAAGGCCAGAAAATGCACGACTCGGCGAGGATTGCCATTGATGTCGTGCTTTACGGTTGTGACCTGTATGTCGTCTTGCATGTGTGTCTCCTTTGGTTGTGTGTTGTGTTGTTGGTCGGACTGTTGGTCCACCGTGCAACGGCCGGCGAACCGGCCGTTGTGTCGGCGGATCAGCAGCAGATCGGCGCTTGGACGCCAATCTTCACCACCTCACCACTGTGCAACTTCGCGCAGACGGTGGTCTTCGTCTTCGTGAAACCGAACACGCGCGCAACATCGCGTTGCACCTCGCCGGCCGGCCATGACGCATACCCGGCGCGCCAGTGCTCATCGACGCTTTGCGTGTCAATCTCTTCGCCGTCTTCGTCGCGCGCCTCGATCGCGTAAAACTCTGCGCACACGTCCACCGGGACAGCATATTCGCCACGCGGCCGGCAGAAGATCGGCGCCGAGTAGCCTCCGCGCACATCACATCCGGTGTGCACGAAGATGACCGTCAGCGGATCTTGTGAATAGATCCAGTCGCGTTCGTCGTCTTCTGGCGTGTAGACTTGCCACACGAAGACTTGTGTCAGGTCGTTTTCGTTGTTGTAGACGTTGTCACTGGCGCGAGCCGAAAGGCCGAGCGCCTCGATGGCGAAACGGTGTGCCAGTTCAAACCAGTTGCCATCCTGGTCGTCGCACCATTCGTCAAACTGCTTTTGCACATCGGTGTCCACGTCGAGGTGCTCGGCGAGGAAATGCGCGGTTTCGATGGTGCCGGTGATTTCGTCGCGCCACACGTCGATGACGGCCGGCTCGCCGGTTTCGGCGATCGGTGGTTTTTCCCAATGCCGACCATAGGCGCCTCCTGAGTCGAGGAAATGCGCGCCAGAGTTGTATCTGCATGCTTTGGCGAACACGCCAAAGTTGTCTTTTTCTTTCGTTGTCATGTGTTGTGTCTCCTTTTGTGGTTGTTGTTTGGTGGTCGGCCTTGGCCGTCCATGCCGGCCACGCGCGCACGCGCGGCCGGTGTTGGACCGTCAATCCTCATCCGCAACCGATCGCGCCATTTCGGACAGGCGATCCACGAAGCCGGCGGACACGCCATCCTCGTATGCCTGGCACAAGCCGTCTTCGACCTCTGGCGCCACGTTGTCGTGGTCGATGCGGCACCGCCAGCACAGGTCTTCTGCGAGCGTGCGCGGTGTGAGGTCGTCAGCGTATTCGCCGGACAGGTTCGGCAGATTGATGCTATCCCACAGCACCGGATCGCCGTCCTCGATCATTTCGAGAACGCGCGCCGCGTTGGCTTTGTGGTCGCGTGTGCAACGGCCGCCGAAAGCGTCCTGTGCATACCACTCTGCCGCGTTGGCGCCGTGGTCCCGGCCGAGATCCTCGGCCGCCTTGGTCAACTGAGCTTCGTGAGCCGGCAGCAGTGTGGTGTCGTCAATGTTCGTTGTCATGTTCGTGTGTCTCCTAGTGTGGTTGTGTTCGGTTGTGTGTTACAACGCCAGCAGCAGCACGCCGGTGGCGAAGATCAATAGAACGGCGAGGATTTCGCCGAGGGTTTCGAGGTGGTTCATGTCAGGATTTGCTGTCGATGAGCAGAAGCATGGCGCCGACGACTGCCGGCACGATGACGTAGAAGGTGATGGCGAGCGTGGTCATGTTAGGCTGCCAGGATAACGCCACGTTCAATCGCCTGTTGGCGTGCCTTGTCAAATTCGTCCACCGCGTGCGCGAATGCGCGATCGGTGCCGCGTGGAACATATTGAACGACCGCCCATGCCGGCAGTCGGCCGGTGTTGCCACCACGAAAGACGACGACCGTGTTCCATGGTCCGCCGGGAAACTCGCTCACCAACTGGTCGATGAGCTTGTGCTCGCAAACCGGAAGATGAACGAACCGATAACTCGCATCGCCGCGCGCCGGCGAGAACCGGCCGTTCGCACGAACAACTTTGCGACCAAATCCGCGCCGAGTAAACTCGGAGCTTGGGCTGAGTTGCATCTCGACGTGCGTTGGCACGAAATCCAAGGCGGAAACCCCTTGGCCGTTGGTGTGTGTGTCTCTCATAACGTGGACAAGTTGCACCGGATCGCACACACGCACAAGAAAAAAATGCAACGTGGTGCAAACTTTTTTCATTTACTCTGTAAATTTGACGAAGATCAAACGGCCGTTTAACTCTTTCCCGAGTAACGTGCCGCGCGGCGCGCCGGCAGTAAATGACCGGGCGCCTCGATCGCATCTTTGACCCGACCGGTCATGGTGCGCACCTGTGCGAGAATCGCATCTCGTTCTATGCTACTCAGGAACCGATTTCCTGCCGAGCCGTAAATGCCGAGGAAAAGCACTAGCGCCTCTCGGACCACATCGGACATGCCAAGGTTCTCGGCCTGGCACACTCGATCCACGGCTGCGCGGACATCCTCAGACACGCGCGTGTTCACGGCGATGTCGTTCGCCTGTTTCGTTGGTTTTCTCATAACACCAGCACACAACCACGAGCAGACAGCACACGCAACCGAAAAGCGTCTGAGGTCTTCACCCCACACTGGCAAAAACTGAGTGTTGACAAGTTGCACACGTTCGCACAGGATCGCAGCACCATGGAACTGTTCAGACCTTCTGAAGCGTGCAAGCGCATGGGAATCCACCGCAACACGCTGAACCGATACGTTCGCAAAGGTCTGATCCGCGTGTCACGACCAACGCTACGTTGCACGCTCATTTCGTCGGCCGAAATCGCGCGTTTTCACAACGCAAACTTGCAACCGATCCCAACGCCACGAAGCTAATGCCGGCCGCAAAACTCGCACGCAAACCAAAGGCCAAACCACCGCAGGAAAGCGTCCCGGTGTTCCGGTCCGGCGATCACACCGGCCTTGGCATCGCCGAGGAAAAAGCACAGGCGATCGCAGCCGCTCACCTCGCCGGCGTGCCGATTAAGCGCATCTGCGAGCAGCTCGGCACAACTTACCACACCGTTGCCGGCGTGATCCGCAACCGGCCCGACCTCCTGGCACAGTCGCGTGACGTGACGGCCGCAAACTGGAAGACGCTCGCAGCGCTCGGCACCGCAACACTCATCGACCGGCTGCCGGAAATGAAAGACCACGCTTTGACCGTCATGTCGGCGATCGCCACCGAAAAGGCCGAACTGCTCGCCGGTGGCGCCACACAACGCATCGAGCATGTCGTCGCACCGTCAGCAGATGAGTGGTGTGACGTGGTCGATGCTGTCGTGGTGGACGTGACGCCGACAACCGGTAATGTCGCGCAGGCCGCGCACACAAAAGCACACAACGCCACACGCCAGGTGCTGCCGGCACAACCAAGCGGTGAACAACCGCTTGTTTCTGACTGCTCTCTCTCTGTCGGATCGGATGGTGTGCCAGTTTTTGAGCCAGAAGACGCCCGATTTTTACCGCCCCCACCCCCTACCGGCACAGGGGGGGTGGGGGTTCGTTCTTCTTCAAGACCAACACTACCCGATTCAACCGACGACGAGAAATTTTTTTCTAAAACGTGACCCCTAACCCGCCGAACCACCCATAACCCATGAGCCAAGACCTCCTATCCCGCCTAAAGCGCCTATCCCGCAAGCTAGAACCCGCCAAAGCTGTATCAGAATCTACTAACGAACAGCCCCCAGAAGCCCCCGTAATCGAGCAGAAAGGCCCCTCAGAGGCGTCGGACGTGTTTAATAAGCACACGACCGCACCCACGTTGGACAAAGTGCCACGGGTCGCAGGGTTCGTGATGAATGAAATCTACCACGGGCATGTGTCTCCGAAGGAGTCGATGCGCGGTAAAGACCAGAACATCAAGGTGATGATCGTGGACGTGGATGGCGTCGAGGGCCGGTGCCATATCAGAGACCGCCGCAAGTGGCGCCCCCGAAAGCCGATTACTCTGATCTTCAGTGGGCGGATGGATGGCCCGTATCCGGTCTTTGGCTACAAGCCCGAACCCTTTGACCCGAAATGAACGAGGCTCCCCCTACTTCTACCGTGGATCTCTTTAAGTGGATCTGGGACGAGTGCCCCGCCAAGAACGGTGACAAGTTGCTTCTGTTGGCCATTGCCATTTTCTGTGACGGCAAGGGCGAGGGATGGGTGTCTCGGGGCATCTTGGAGGCCAAGACAGGGATGACGCCCCGAAACGTCAGCCGGTGTATCGACAACTGCGTGGAGAACAAGTGGCTGGAAATTACACAAGAACCCAAGACGGTGGCCGGCCGGAGGCTATCCCGACACTACCGTATCAAATTTAGGGAAGTGGACAAATTGTCCGATTTTGGCGCCAGTTTGGACAAATTGTCCGAAAAACCGGACAAATTGTCCCCCCACAATAATACAATATATACTTCTCCTTCTTCTAAAAGAAATGCAATACCATTCTCAACACAATCCCCTAACCCACCTTCTTTTTCCCATGGGCAAACCAAAAGTGCCGCGCCGCGAGAAAGCGTTCTCGGAAAGGGCATGTCCGACGAGGACTGGCTAGACCATCTCGCCACCCTCCCCCAATACGCCGGGGTCAACGTCCGCGCCAAGTTTGAGCACTTGCTCAGGTGGTGCGCCGACAAGGGCGAGACGGCCACCCGCCAGCGCCTCAAGGTCTGGCTGGACAAGGATGCCAAGCAGCAGCGCATGGCGCCCCCTGCCCCGAAGATCGTGAAGATCGTTCGGGATGACTTCTCCGAACTCATGCAGGAGCTGGCGGTATGACCATGACGAGCTGCCAGAAGGGCGCCTACGCCGAGATGCTTTTCTGTGCGCAGGTCGGCTTTCGCGGCTGGGAGGTCTACATGCCTATCGGCCACGCCCAGACGGCAGACGTTTGCATCTTTAAGCCCCCCGGTCGCCCGATCAGTGTGCAGGTCAAGACGGCGAGCATCGACCATGAGCGTGGCGGCTACGGGGTAATGGCCAGCAGAGGTAAGCGCGCCAAGACGGCTTATGCGGCCGGCGACTTTGACATCTTGGCGGCGTGGCTGCCCGACATCGAGGAGTTCGTGCTTTGGCGCTTTGAAGAAATCTGTGAACGCAAGCGCATCCGGTATAGCCCGAGGCGCCATCGTCAGCCGAGCAACTGGCAACTCTTGGAGGAATTAGTCGCCGCATGAGCCGCGCCATTTGCAGCATGTTCAAGGGGTGCAGCGGCAAGAAGGTCTATCTGCACCGTGAGGATGCCGAGCACTGCACCAGCATGCGCGTCTATCACTGCCCTTTCTGCGGCGGCTGGCACCGCACAACGCCCATGTGGATGCGACGGAAGCGGGCGATGAAAGCGGTGAAGCGCATCCGGCGGAAAATTTGGACGCCATGAAGACGCTAATTCTTACCTGCTCCCGAAACGACAGCTACTGCGGCGGATACGTCACGGGGCTAATGCAAGCCATGACCAGCCCTCGCTTCGGCGGCTGGCTCAAGATGGAGCATGAGAGCGACATCGCCCGAGGTCGCAGCAAGTTGATGTGTCAGGCGCTCGGCACCAAGTTCGACAGCTTCCTCTGGGTGGACGACGACATCGTCTGGAACCGCGACGACTTTGATCTCATCACGGCGCTGCCGGTGGATTGCATAGGCGGCCTCTACGTCAAGCGCCACAATTTGCAAAGTGAGGTTGCCAACGGCGCCACGGGCGAAACGCTCAAGGGCCACGCCAACGTGCATGTGGTCAAAGAAGTCGGCACCGGCTTCCTTCGCGTAACGCGCAAGGCGGTCAAGCGTCTTGACGGCATCGTGCCCGAGGCCAACGGCTGGCGACACTACTTCAACGCCGGCATCCAGCCGGACGGCGAGTATTTGTCCGAGGACTACGCCTTCTGCGACAATCTGCGCTTCGCCGGCGTCCCTATCTACCTGCACCGCGGCGTGAAGCTCGGCCATGTCGGCCAAAACATCTACCGCCCGGCATGAAGATCACCATCGTCATCCCCTGTTACAACGCGATCCGCACGCTGAAACGCGCGCTGGACAGTGCTGTTAGCCAAGGCGCCGACGAAGTGCTGGTCATTGACGACTGCTCAACGGACGGCAGCTATGAGCTGGCCTGTAGATACGAAGGTGTCCGCGTCCATCGCCACGCCGAAAAGAGCAACGACTGGATACGCGCCACCGAGCCGATCATTGAGGCGCTGAATACGGACTATGTGATCGGTTTGGCGGCCGACGATGTCCTCTACCCCGACATGGTGCGAAGTGTCCGCGAGGCAAGACTGTCGGCCCATTTTGATGCACCCGGCGTCATCTTTTGCGATTTCGACTACATCGCGCCCAGCGGCAAAGTCATCTTCACCCGCCGCTACTGCCCGCAACTCATTTGGATGAATCCCGAGCGTGTCCGCTCATGGATGGGCGGCGATCCGCGCAGATACGAGTGCGGGGTTGGCGCGGCAATTCGCCACGACCTGCTCGTCTGGTTGCAGCGCGAAGATTACGCCAGCCTCGGCCCATGGAGTGACGCCTGGGGCTATCCCCTCGCCGCCATCCGTGCCGGTGCCGTGTATGTGCCGGGACCGCTGGCCGGCTTCACCGTGGACAGCGAGAACCCCAGCTATGGAGAACGGGTCCGCCGCGACCCTGCCCAGTGCGAGAAATATCACGAAGCCGCCTTGCGGTGGCTTCAGCGCGAGAACATCAAGCCCTACGCGCGGGGCATCAAATTCGGAATGTAACCCCTATGAACCACCCCGACCCCATCTACACCCCCGGCCGCATCACCTTCGGGCACTTGGCCGAAAGCAACTGGCACAAGGCCGAGGCCCAGCGCCTCGACGAAGAAAACCTAAAGCTGCGCCGCCGACTGAGCGAAGCCGTCCGCCTTTTGGAGCGGTGCATCCCAGATAACGACAAAACCGGAGTCGAGCGCCGCTTTTTCCTGCAACGCGAGGAGGATCAATTCTAATGGCCGGCAAGGGAGACACCCCGCGTCCGGTAGACGGCCAGACCTACCGCGCCAACTGGGACGCCATCTTCCGCAAGGCAAACTCATATCCCGACTGGATATGCCGCCCTTGCGGGTTCGCATATGGGCGCTTCCCCAGCCAAGACCGCGTCAGCACTTACCACCAAGGCACCTGCGATGTGTGCGGAGAGTCCGCTCCGGTAACTGAACCCCGTGACTTTGGCCACATGCGCGAGTGGCCCATCCAATGAACCCTTCAGAAAAGCCAACATGGCGTGGATTCGCCAACAAGTTTGATAAGTCTGCCGGCCGCCGAAACCATGAGATCATAGCCTTCCGCCATGACGTGGCCGAGATCGAGTTGGACGAGGCGATCTGGCGCGAGGTTGGCGAGGCGTGCGACCGCTGGCTGGCCAAGCGCAAACTCCTGCGCGGAGCGTGGAAAAACCACGACTTTTTGTTCGATAAAAATTTCCCGAAAAAAGACTGTTGACACATAGCACACATCCGCCTACAACCGCACATAGTTGTTATGAATCCCACCGAACTCTCCTTGTTTCTCCTGCTCATCGGCGCGCTTGTTTTCGCGGCGATTATCTACGGCGGCAACGACGACAACGATCCTCGTTTTCCGTGAACATGAAAAAGCAACACGCCATGCCCCACGACACGCAGGCCGAGCAATGCGTCCTTGGCGGACTCATGTGCTACGGCGAGCTGATCGACGAGTGGAACGAATTGACGGCCGAGCATTTCTTCACTCCGGCCAACGCCACGGTGCTGTCGGCGATCAAGGCCATCCGCGCCGATGGCGGACAGCCCGACCTTATTTCCGTCACCCAGCACCTGTCGTCATCCGGCAAGCTGGAAGGCGTTGGCGGTGCTTGCGCCCTCACCGAGATATACGGCATGGCGGGTCCGCGAGACCTTTCCTACTATGTGAACATTCTCCGCGAACATGTCGCCCGCAGGCGCATGGTGGAGGCAGGTGTGCGCATGGCTGCTGCTGGACGCGACATTGCCCAGAACGTGAGCGAAGTGGTGGCCGAGGCCGGCGAGAGCATCCTGTCCATCAACTTGGACGGGCCGAGCCAAGGCAGCATGCACGTCAGTGCCGTGGTGAGCGATGCCGCCGCCGAGATCGAGGAGGCCATGGCCAACAAAGGGAAGCCTCGCGGACTATCCACCGGCTTCCGCGAACTCGACGTGCTGACCGGGGGCTTGCGCGAAGGGCAACTCATCGTCGTTGGCGGTCGCCCTGGCATGGGCAAGAGTGCGCTTCTCATCAACATGTGCGACCGCATGGCGGCAGCAGGAACTCCGGTCCTGTTGTTCTCGCTGGAAATGCCGGCCAAGAGCATCGCCAACCGCATTGTCATGGCGCGGGCCAGAGCCAACAGCGCGCGGGTCCGTCTTGGCGCCATCAGCCAGAACGAGGCCAAAAGCCTTGGCGACCATTTCTTCAAGCTCGGGGATCAGCCTCTCTATATCGACGAAGCCCGTGGTGCGAACATCATGGACGTGCGCGGCCGTGCTCGCCGGGACATCCGCCGTCACGGCATCAAGGCTATCTTCGTGGATTACGCTCAGCTTCTGGAGGCCAAGGGCTACAATACCAGCTACGAGCGGGTCAGTGCCGTCAGTCGCGGCCTCAAGGCTATGGCTCTGGAGTTAGGCGTGCCCGTCATTGCCGCCGCCCAAGTTGGACGCAAGGCCGACGACCGCACGGACACGAAGCCGCGCATGAGCGACTTGAAGGACTCGGGATCTTTGGAGCAGGACGCCGACATCATCATCCTCTTGCACCGCGAAGGCTACTACGAGGCCGGCAGCGGCGCCGACTCCACGGACAACCAGGATGCCGAGATGATCGTGGCCAAGCACCGCGAGGGGCAGACCCGCAGCTTCCCCATGGTCTGGTCGCCCGCCTGCACCCGCTTCGACCACGCCAACATCAGCCGTATGACCGACGAGGCTCCGCAGCCTTACGGCGCGCAGCCCAATCTTCACACGATCAACGCCCTCCTCAATGAATAGCCGCCAAAAAGGAAAACGAGGGGAACTGGAATTTGCCAAGTTCCTCACCGCCCGAGGATTCACTGCCCGCCGTGGGCAGCAATTCAGCGGCGGCAACGAAAGCCCCGATGTCGTCTGCGAGAGTCTTAATCGCTTCCACATCGAAGTGAAGCGCTGCGAGAAGGGCAATCTTTACGACTGGCTGGATCAAGCCCGCCGCGATGCCGGCGAGAAACAGATCCCCACGGTCTACCACCGGCGCAACGACTGCCGCTGGGTGGCGATCCGCGATGCCGAGGACGACCTCTTGCTCATCCGCAATTCCCCTTTCGTCGAGTAGTAAAACACAACAACAAACAAACACACACAAAACAACATGGCTAAACTACCAGAAAACAAAACATCGGCCCTCTCCAACCTCGGAGAGCCGCCGTCCAAAGGCACCTATCTCGCGGTCTGCGTGGATGTGGTGGATGAATACAACGTCACCCGCCGCAAATACGAGAGCGAGGAGATGGAGACAGTCAACCTCACCCGCTTCATCTTTGGCGTCAAAACCAAAGACGGCTCGTTGCGCAAGATCGCCACGAAGCCCATGAAGATCAGCAACCATGAGAACAGCGCCCTCCGCGCGTTCCTGGTCGGCTGGCTCGGTGAGCCTCAGAAGTCCGGCTTCGACACGGCCAGCCTCAAGGGCAAGGCCGCGCAGATCACCGTGACCGAGGATAGCAAGGGCGACCGCACCTACATGAACGTCGGCACATGCACCGAAGTCATGGAGGAGTTGCTGCCCAAAGTGCCGAAAGTCGAAGACTTCGGCGGTGACGACAACAGCGGACCCGAGATTCCGTTTTGATTATGGCCGCTAAAAACTCACAACTGGCCAGCGAAGGCTTCCGCTGCTTCGCCGGTCCTTACACCGCTTCCGAGGAGTGGATGATGGTCAACGTCTTGGCTGACGCCAAGGCCGCGAACAAAGAAACGCGCATTTCCCAAACGTCGTCTGGCGCGTGGGTCTGGCAACGGAGCAAACGCCCGTAGTGGCAACAGCGGGGGTCGGCTGCATCACCGGCCCCCGCACAACCACCCAAAGTTATGGCAATCCTATCCGAATCTAAATCCATCGACGGCGGCCACTGGTATAAGCCGGACGGCACCCCCTGCCACCAGTTGCCCAAGAAAGACGGCAGCGGGTTGAAAGACACCACCTTGGCCGACGCCAAGAAGCTCATGCTTCTTCCGTCTGTCACCGGCTACACCGGCATCCTCGACAAGCCAGCTCTCCTCAACTGGAAGGCCACGCAAGTCGCCATCGCCGCCTTCAACACCCCGCCGCAACCCGACGAGACCGTGGAGTATTTCTGCGAACGAGTCATCGGCGCGAGCAAAGCCCCCGTGGCCGCCGCCGCCGACCTCGGCAGCAAAGTCCACGACGCCTTGGAGAAGCTGCTCCTCGAAGGCCCGAGCGCGGTTCCCGACGACATGTGGGCCTATGTCGCCCCGGTCATGGACTGGAAGAAGAAACACAAGATCACCTACACCGACATCGAGGTTGTCTTGGTCAACTTGGAGTATGGCTACGCCGGACGCTGCGATGCCTTGGGCACCGACAAAGACGGCAACCGCATGGTCATAGATTACAAGACCCGCAAGACCAAGCCCAACCAGAAGGTCGGCCCCTACGACACCCAGGGCATGCAACTCGCCGCCTATGCCGTGGCCAAGTGGGGCGAAGACCAACTGCACACCGTCCACGGATACAACGTCTACATCAGCACCACGGAAGTCGGCCGCGTCGAACCCTACAAGCACGACAGCCTTGTCCCGCATTGGGAAGCGTTCAAAGCCGCCTGCGTCTTGTGGCGCCACGTCAAGGGCTACGACCCGAGACAGCCGGCGTTCACGACCTTGGCCAAGGCCGCATGAAAAAGCCCCGCCGCTTCATCGTCAACGAACAGACCTTCGGGTTGCGCGTGGAGTTCTATGTGAACACTGCGCAGTCGATGGCGTTGAAGCGGTGTGCGGCGGTCATGGAGATGGATGCCAATGATCCCGAGAACTCCCCCGACGACTCAGCCGCCGCATGGTGCATGAGTCACGGCAACTGGGCGCTTATCTGGATCGAAGACCATGCCAACGACCACGGCTCGCTTGTCCATGAGTTGTATCACGTTGTCTGCGACTTCTTGAAGCACATCGAAAGTAGCGACGAGGAAACCGGGGCCTACCTCATCGCCTACCTCTACAAACAGGCCCGCGCAAAATTAGACAAAAAAGTATGAGCATCAAATACCGAGGAGAAACATTCTCCGGATACAACAAACCCAAACGCACACCGGACGGCCCCAAGAAGTTTGCCGTGCTGGCCAAGTCTGGCGACCAGACCAAGTTGGTCCGCTTTGGCGATCCGAACATGTCGATCAAGAAAGATCAGCCCGCGCGCAAAGCCAGCTACTGCGCCCGCAGCGGCGGCATCAAGGGCACATCGAACAAACTCTCGGCCAACTACTGGAGCCGCAAGGCATGGAGCTGCTAATGAAAAAAGGACTCTACGCCAACATCAACGCCCGCAAGGCCGCTGGCACCAGCCGGCCAAAGAGCAAGTCAACCATCGCGCCCAAAGTCTACGCGCAGATGAAATCCAAGCGCGGAGGATTCAAGGCGAAATGACCAGCGCCGTGCTCATAGCGGTGGTCGGCTTCATCTACTTTGCCGTCGCCATCGACCTCGGGCTGATCCAGCACCGCTATTGGCACGGACTGATCTGGTTCGGCTACGCCATCGCTCAAGTCGGCCTGTGGCAAGTCACCGTTCGCCCCTGACGTTTTATGGACAAATACAAAATTATGAACCCCGAGATCGAGGAAATCGACAAGACCATCACCTTGCTCAAGAGCAAGCGGCAAAAGCTCGTTGCCGAAGCCGCCAAGCGCAAGGCCGATGCCTTGTGCGCGGAGATGAGGAAGCGCAAGGGCAAATGAATTTTCAAGCAGCAGTTCAAGGTATTGCGGCGTCAGGAGGCATTCGCCCCGATGGTCACATAACCGCCAGCCCCGTAACCGCATTAAAAGCGGGGTCTGCTGCCCATACTTTATGATAGCCTTCTTCCCCGACCGAGAGCGCGTCTACGTCAAAGGCAAAGACGTGGCCTGCCGCACCCTGCTCTATTGCAAGAACGGCGGCGGGGAGAACGACTACGTCACCCTCATCCGCGAGGACAACGGCGAATGGTTCACCGCCCGCATCGACCAGATCGTGTCGGCGCCGAATCCGACGCTGGATATTCAAGACAATGAAAATTCTGATCGCGTGTGAATTTAGCGGCGTGGTCCGCGATGCGTTTATCGGGGGGGGGCATGACGCCATGAGCTGCGATTTGCTTCCGACCGAAACGCCGGGACCGCACTACCAGGGCGACGTGCGCGACGTGCTAGATTACCCGTGGGACTTGATGATTGCGCACCCGCCATGCACGCATCTGTCTGTCAGTGGGGCGCGACACTTTGCCGACAAGCGTTTGGACGGCCGGCAGCAATCGGCGGTCTCGTTCTTCATGCGGCTGGCCAAAGCCGACATTCCGCGCATCGCCATCGAGAATCCGGTGTGCGTCATGTCCACGCTTTGGCGCAAACCGGATCAGACAATTCAGCCGTGGGAGTTCGGGCACGGCGAAACCAAGGCAACCTGTCTGTGGCTGAAAAACCTTCCGCCGCTTCAGCCAACCGACATCGTGCCAGGGCGAGAGGCCCGAGTTTGGAAGATGCCGCCGTCTGACACGCGCGGACTGGAACGCAGTCGCACATACACCGGTGTTGCCAAAGCCATGGCCGCGCAATGGGGCGCACCCGCGCAAGCCGATCTTATTGCCGCCTAAACAGCACACAACCGCACACATGACAATCACCCTCAACGACGCAGAGCAAAGGCTGGCCCGCTATTTGGCGGTCAGTCGCCATGCGTCCAACCGCAGCGAAGGGACCAAGAACTCACGCATCGGCCCGCAAAGCGACGAGCAAACGGACTTGGAAGGCATCGGCGCCGAGATCGCGTTTTGCAAGATCCACAACATCTACCCCGACACGCAGATTGCCGAGCGTCCGGCGGCCGACGCTTATTTGCCTGATGGCACCACCGTTGACGTAAAGGCCACGCCCTACCCCAACGGCCACCTGCTTGCCGTCCGCTGGAAGAAGTGCGACGTGCAGATGTATTCGCTCATGGTCGGCACATTCCCGACCTATCGCCACGCCGGGATGATGCCGGCGCCCGAATTACTGCGCCCCGCGCGCTTGAAGAACTTCGGCTATGGCGAGAGCTACGCGGCCAAGCAATCGGAATTGGCGGCATGAATCCATTAACGGCACCACCAGAAACCCCGTTCACGTTTCTTTCTCTAGGCGCGGGCGTGCAGAGCAGCACCTTGGCGCTAATGGCGGCACATGGCGAAGTCACGCCCATGCCAACAGCCGCGATCTTTGCGGATACGCAAGCCGAACCCGCAAGCGTCTATCGGTGGCTTGATTGGCTGGAAGCGCAGCTTCCGTTCCCGGTGCATCGTGTGACGCGCGGTAGTCTGACAGAGGAAAGCCTCATCATCCGCGAGCGCAAAGACAAAACGGGCTACTGGAGCAAAAGCCTTGTCCCGGCGTTTATCGAAAATAAAGACGGAACGAGGGGAATCATGGGGCGGCAATGCACTTACTCCTACAAGGTCGAACAGCTTGAACGAGCGGCCCGCCGACTCGGCAACGTCAAGCGCGGACAGAAAGAAGTGACCGTTACGCAGTGGATCGGCATTTCTTGGGATGAAATTCAGCGCATCAAGCCGTCACGGGTAGCGTGGTCGCAGCATCGCTGGCCTTTGGTTGAGCTACGCATGGGAAGGCGTGACTGCTTGCGATGGATGGAAGAGCGCGGATACCCAAAGCCGCCACGCTCGGCTTGCGTCTATTGCCCATTTCATTCCGACAAAGAATGGCGGCGACTGAAGGACGAAGAACCGGAGGAGTTTGCCCGCGCCGTAAAGTTTGAGAAAGACATTCAAGAGGTCAAAGCCAAGACCGAACGAATGCGAGGCGTTCCATTCCTTCATCCGAGCCTTGTGCCGCTCGATCAAGTGGACTTCCGAACAGACATCGAGCGCGGGCAGTTGTCGCTATGGCTTGAGGAGCAGTCTTTCGGCAACGAGTGCGAAGGGATGTGCGGCGTATGACTTTGCGCAAAGGACAACAGGCCAAGCGTAACAATGGGCCGGGAGGCCCGTGCGCCACGCTCTACGTCTGCCAATGCGCGGTGGCGGCACTGGGGGGTGCTGCCACCACTATTTAGATGAGCGACAAAAAATCCACTCCCCGCTCCCGCTTCACGCCGACACCGCATCCGGTGATGAAGCTGCCGCCCAAGGACGTGCTCTTGGACATCGGGCCGGAGAAGGGGTGGGATCTGTTGATGAAGCGGGAGGAGCTGATCCTCAAGGAGAAGGTCGATCCTTACCGCTACGGCTACCAGCCGAAGATATGGAAGAAGGCCAGTGAACTCCTCGAATCGCATAGGGAATTGCTCGTCCTCGGCGGCAACAGATCGGGCAAGACGGAGTGGGCCGCGCGCGAAGTGATCCACAGATTGTATCACAAAAAGCAATCCGTCGCGTGGTGCTTCCAGACGACCGCCCCCAACAGCATCGAGATGCAGCAGCCCCGCGTCTTCAAGTATCTGCCGGCCGACTGGCGACAGGCTCGAAAGGGCACGGTCACGAATATCACCTACTCGGTCAAAGGCGGGTTCACCGAGAGCAAGTTTGTCGCCCCCAACGGCAGCCAGTGCATTTTCCGCAATTACGCGCAGGACATCAGCACCATCGAAGGCGGCGAGATTGACATAGCATGGTGCGACGAGTTGGTGCCGCTGGATTTCTTGGAGACCTTGCGCTTCCGCCTGCTCGACCGCAACGGCGTGCTCATCGTCACCTTCACACCCATCGAAGGCTACTCGCCCACGGTCAAAGACTACCTCACCGGCGCCCGCAACGTGGAGGAGTGCGACGCGGAGTTGCTGCCCAAGTTTGAAGACAACAAAGGCGAGAAGGTCATCGTCGGCTACGAGAAGGTTCCCATCGTCCAGTCAGGGCGCAAGGGCCGGCCGATCATTTACTTCCAGACCAAGAATAATCCGTGGGCCGGCTGGGAGCGCATGCAGCAGGAGCTGCGCAATGAGACCCGCGAGAAGATCCTCTGCCGCGCCTATGGCGTCCCGACCCGCTCCATCAACAATCGCTTCCCGCTATTCAACGACAAGGTTCACGTCATCAAGCACGAGTGGATTCCCAAGGAAGGCACCCGCTATCACTTCGTCGATCCGTGTTCTGGAAGGAACTGGGCGATGATCTGGGCGCTGTTCGATAACGCCAACCGCTGCTTCATTTACCGCGAGTGGCCGTGCCCCAACGAGTATGTCGAAGGCGTCGGCTACCCAGGGGCGTGGGCCGAGCCTGACGGCAAAAAGGCGGACGGTCGCCAAGGCCCCGCGCAGAAAGACTTCGGCTTCGGCTTGGAGCGCTATGTCGAAGAAATCCACAGCGTCGAAGGCGGCGAGCGCATCTTTGAGCGCTGGATGGACAGCCGCTACGGCAACGCGCAGACGCTGGCCAAGGAGCGGCCGACCACATTGATCGAGGAGATGAGCGACCTCGGCATGGACTTCACCGCTACGCCGGGAGACACGATTGACGAAGGCGTCGGCCTCATAAATGACTGGCTGCACTACGACACGCAAAAGCCACTCAGCGCCATAAACCAGCCCAAGCTCTACATCAGCGAGAAGTGCCAGAACTTAATCTGGTGCATGAAGGAATGGACAGGTGCGGACGGGACTAAGGGCGCGAGCAAAGATTTCCCTGACCTTGTCCGATACCTTGTTCTTTCCGGCTGCAACAACGTCGAAGGCGACATCCTGCGACCGCGTGGAGGAGGAAGTTACTGATGAGCGACAAAGATTATTTCTGGAGCGAGCTGACGCGCAAAAACCCGCGCCTGCTAAAAGATCCGCATTTCACCCCCGAAAGCATGCGCAAGTTCTTCGATGTGGTCTACGACAAGGCGTGGAACCACGGCTACAACATTGCTCGGTCAATGCCAACATCCCCAGGCGCCGACCTCTTTTCGCAAATCTTCGGAGGCCGCAAATGAACCCATCCGGCATAGTTCCCCCACCCCCGCGCGTGCGCCCGTGGCGAGGCCGCAGCAAGGAGCCGCCAAAGTGCGGTGTCTGCGACAAGCAGCTTCGTATCGAAGACATCCATGGCGTAGACGAACAACTCGGCCCGATCTGCCGCGAGTGCGGCCCACACGTCATAGCGGCCAACCAACTTATGTATCCGTTCTGGATATAAAGCGTCTTTCGTGACGACTTATTTTTTCAACAACAGAGTAACCCAAAAACTAAAGCGTCAGAAATGACGAATTAAGACCATGCTATTCACGAAAATCCGACAACTGTTCACCAAAACCATCCCCATCGACCGCTACACCGTCAGCGAAGACTTTGACCGCGAAGGCGCCCTCGCCTTCAGCCGCGAGCAAGCCCCGCCGGCCGCCCTCGCCATCCTGCTCAAGCTGCAAGACCGCATCGCCGATGCGTCGGCACTTGTCTCCACCATGGCCACGGCCAAGGAAGGCGGCTACCTCGCCCACGCCGCCGGTCAACTCAACGCTTTGCAGGAATTGTGGGACGACATCGAGGCGACCAGGGCGGAAGCGGCGAAGATCCAGTAGGCGCCCAAAGAGTATTTTTTGCGCAATAGTTTTTGCGACTAAAGGGCAAATGAGAATAACAACTCAGCAAAAAGTATGCGCCGGTCACATTGCGTGACACAAAAACACCCCACAAATTGTGTCACAAACCGTCAACTAATGTGCACTTTGTGCGACACTTTGCTGGAATTGCCCGTCACGCAATCGCCGGAAAGTATCGCACAACGAGACAATCGCGTATTGACATCGCACACATTGTGTGCTAATCGTGTTGACGAGTAGGCGCAGTGTGCCTTCTCACCGGCTTCTAAGACTCCGGTTCCCCCCAAGTCTTTGGCGCACCTTCTTGGAGGTTTTTATCCATGGCGACAGAACAGGTTGCCGCGACAGCGGCGAGTGAGGCGGATGATGTAGTTTCGATGGCAATAGCCGAGTTGGGCGTCAAGCGCCAACCCGACCCGAAGGCCGAAGAAGAGTCCGCCGAGGAAACGATCTCTGACAACACGGACACCAAGGAGGAGGAATCGGATAAAACCGACGACGCCACTGAAGTAGAGGAAACGGACGAAGCCGGCGAGGAGGCAGACGACGCCAACGCCGAGGCTGAACCCGAGGAGGACAAGGACGCCGCAGAAGAACCTGCGGGCGAGGAGGTTACGAAGGATAAGGTTCAGCGCCGCATCGACAAACTCGTTGCAAAACAACGGGAAGCCGAAGAAAAGGCCCAAGCCGCCAGTGCCGAGCTAGAGCAACTGCGCACCGCCAAGGCCGATCTGGAAGCCCAGCTTAACCAGACCAGCCGCCCCGTTCTCACCCCCACGGCCGACAACCCGCTCGCGGATGTCGATACCGAAGAAACACTTCAGCAGCGTATCCAGAACGCCCAAGCGGTTCGCCGGTGGGCGCTTCAGAATACGGACGGCGCCACGATCAAGCAGCCCGATGGAACCGAGAAGTTCATCGAGGCAGCGGAGGTTAAGGACTATCTCGTCAAAGCTGACGACATCCTGACGCTTCACGTCCCTGCCCGCAGGCAGTGGTTGGCTCAACGCGAGCCGGCGGTGCAAGCCGCCAAGACGATGTTCCCCGATATTTTCAAGGAGGGAACGCCGCTCAACCAAGCCTACAAGGCGACGGTCAAACAGGCGCCCGATCTCCTCAAGCTGCCCCAGGTCGAATACTGGGTGGGCCTCGCGCTCTACGGCGAGCAGGCCCTCATGCAAAAGCAGCAAGCCGAAGCCGCCAAGACCAAGGCGCAGAAGTCCGTGTCCGCGAAGAAAGAGAAACCGCCCACACCCGCCAAACCCGTCTCAGCACCCCGCACTGCCACAAAGGGCAGCTCTACGGCTGCAAAACAGCGGTTCTTCAAGTCAAGCGGGTCCATGTCGGACATCGAGGACTTGGTTGGGGAACTGCTCGGATAAACCCCATCACTTAGAAAACTCACAAAACAATGTCTCAAGGTCTTGTTCATCCGGCGACTGGTTTGCGCGAGGACTTGGCTGACGTGATTTCGGTCATCGACCAGAAAAACACGCCCGTCACTTCCCGTATCAAATCCGGCTCGGATCTCACCAATGGCTCTGTCTTTTCTTGGCAGGCCGATTCC